CCTTGCCATAATGGCTCAACTAATACATTACCCTCGCCTGGCACTATCAATGTTATGGTAAAGCCGTTATCGGGCGTATCTAGTGTAACCAATCAAACGGGTACCCTTGGCGGATTAGATGNGGAAAGCGACGAATCACTGAAAGAACGCGACTTCGAAAAGTGTCGGAAAGAAGAAGGGGATGGAAACTTAGCCGATTATGAGATATGGGCTAAAGAAGTGCCAGGCGTGGGTAATGTATTAGTTGAGCCATTATGGCAAGGAGATGGTACTGTCAGGGTTGTAATATTGGACCCTGATGGAAGAGATGCACCTCAAACTACCGTTGATGCAGTGCAGGATCACCTTGATCCCGGTAGCCAGGGATTAGGTAAAGGAAAAGCCCCTATAGGCGCGCGCGTCACAGTTGTGACAGCAGCAGTAAGAACAATAAACGCCATTATTCCAGGTTTAACAGTCGAGGCAGGGTATACGCTTGAACAAGTGAAAATCAATGCGGAAACTGCACTCAAGAACTATCTTAAAAAGATTAATCCAGGTGGAGTTATTAGAACGCAGAAGGCTGAGGCGGAAATTGTTAACGCTCCGGGAGTGCTTGACATGGGTGATCTATTATTTGACGGGAAAAGGGACAATATCGTTCTTGAAATTACCCAATTGGCTTCCCTGGGGAGCGTGACTTATGTATGACAGCTAAAGATAGGATGTTAACTTACTTACCGCCATATTATAGAGAATCGCGGGTTATGAACGCCATTATAAATGCTCAGGGCGGAGAAATTGATAAATATACCGATGCCTTAAACGAAATATTAAAGCAGTTTTTTATATCGACCGCGACCTGGGGGATAAGTTTTTGGGAAGAGCAGTATGGCTTACCTGTGAATGAAAGCCAGGATGTGCAGACTCGAAGGCAATTGGTTTTAGCTAAAAAACGTAGTGGAAGAACTAGTCTGTTAAAAATGTTACAGGCGGTTGAACCAGCGATTACACTTATTTGGGGTAGGCTGAGAGTACCTTTTGTAATCTATTCGGAGGAAGATATTTATAATTTTGGCCCCCTGATCGTTCTTTTGGAGCGTCACAGGCCGGCGCACCTTGGCTATATATTCCACCTCCTCCCTGACATTGAAGCATCCGGGTATACCGTTTACGCCAACCACAGGGCCAGAGACAAGGTTAACTTAGAACTTAAGGCCGGTACGGTTATGACTGGGCGCTGGCCACGATGGAATTCGCACGGTCAAATGAAAGAAAACATTGCCGGTGTTAAAGCTGTTTCCATTGAGGGAGGCGGCTTTTTTGATATTACCGCAGACCTGTATAGCGGGCCAATACGGGCAAGAAGTAATAAAGGCATCGTGCTGAAGGTGAATCCCGGAATCCACCTTGAGCAAGTTATAGGTGGTTCTTTATTCCCTGTGGCTCTTATTAAATGCGGGAAGACGCCGGGAGATTCTTCAATTGGTACCATGCAACAAGCATCAGTTCAAGCCCGGGTACAGGCAATAACGGGGACATGGCCATTCCCCTATGCCGGAGTTAGTGTGGGTGCTGTTAGCGTTCCAACTGTAGGATTTGCAGGCGAATTAAAGACAGGAGAAAGCCGGTTTTTTTCGTGTGGCCCATATCGCTCCGGCGAGGAGGTAGCGTAAATGTTTGAACACATGTTGTATTCCGGAGATGTTCCGGAAATATCAGCCTCGGGAGCAGGACAAAGCGTTCTCCCGAATGTTGTTTCGTTGTTATTAGCTGGCCCGGGGCAATTGTTTCCTTGTGGCGTCTATCGTTGTGGAGAGGAGGTGGTGTAAGTGTTAAAAACCATTATTCTTGAAGAGTTGGCTCAATACATCGATAAGCGTATAGCTTCCGGTGACTTTACGATCGGAGGAGTGACGTACCCAGCAAAAATACGGCGTTCCTTTATAAGCGGTACCACAGTAAGGAAACACATTTATCTTACTCAAAACGATCCCTATGGTACCGTAACAAGATCCAGGCTGCTTGGAAGTGATGGGCAGGTACTGGCGGAGCGGACGGATCAGCAAGTGCACGAACAGGGCAAGGGACTCCTTTTGGAGTTTAAATTTACTGTACAGGAGGTGTAAAGTTTGTCAATTCCAGACCTGAGAAATCAATCGTATGACCCCATCGAATGGGAAGATCGGGTGGTCGATTCGGCCACCGGTAATGTCCTGGTTGAGGGTACTCCGGTTAATGAGGTAAACCTTAACCGGATGGAATCCGGTCTCATGGTGGCCCTGTATGATATCGGTGCGGCACTTCTGGCCGTCCTTCAGGAGGCAAATGCAAACCGGATTGAGCTGCAGAAATACCGCAACCAGCGCATTCTTCAGGGACAGGCGACCATTGCCGGCTCGGCAGCTACCTACTTTAGGGACTCAGAACCATTCGTTTCGGTAAGCCTGACAGGATATGCTCAGATTAATGCGCCGGATTATGATGTCTTAATCACGCCGCTCAGTGCCAGCGACATGGGTGCGGTTGGGGATTTGGTCGTTTATGACAAAACCCAAAATGGCTTTAAGGTTAAGATGACGGGTTCTGCCACGTCCGTAACATTCATGTGGACGCTAATTAATCCAAGGGTATAGGAGGGATTCGAATTGATTATTTCAGAAGTTAACAGCGGTAGAAAGGCTGAGTATTCGTTGTCCGGCACCGCACTGACCGTGGGAAATACCACCATCGACCTCCAATCGAAACAGGAGAGTGTTCAAAAGGTGATCGATATTTCCCTTGACCGTGATATGGCTCAGAGCCGTGAAGGTGTCGGCGCCTGGTACGTCGCCACCATCGTCATCCCGCCCAAAGAACGGGAACTGTACGATTCCGGAGAAGTTGACGAACAGGGCAACCCCAAGATGGCCGAACGTGAGCTTCCTCTTGATATGAGTAAGGTTGAGCTTCGGCTTTGGGGACTTCCCGATAATTTTGGTCAATCAACCAATGGAGGTGAAATCTAATGCCGTTTGTTTTTAGCATTAAAGATACCTATCGCCAGGCCGTGGAGGCGGCCACAGGCGGGAAAAATACGGTACTCTATGATGACAAGGGAAACCCGTCCATTATGGTAGTAGTGCCGAGGTTTAATATTGGCGATGTAATTACAGGCGGATCGGCCTCCCCTCACCCAGCATTCATTGTCAATGGGGTTGTTAAGTCGGAAATCTTCATATCCAAGTACCAAAATATTGTCCATGACAGCAGGGCATATTCAATCCCGATGCAAGATCCGAAAGTTTACACGACTTTTGACCAGGCGTTAAGTTACTGCGCTGCTAAAGGCGCAGGTTGGCATTTAATGTCTAATGCGGAATGGGCCGCATTGGCATTGTGGTGCAAGAAAAACGGCTTCATGCCACGGGGGAATAACTATGCCGGCGCCGATCACGGGGCGCTCTACGAGAATGGCCGCAAAACCTATGACTGGATTCAGACATCTAACTGGAATAACAGGGCATATAAAGTTGACGGCGCCAACTATTATCATGTCGGTCGCGTTGCCACTGGTTCCGGCCCTGCATCTTGGGCGCACGACAATACCAATGACGGCATATTTGATCTGAACGGCAACGTCTGGGAGTGGGTCGGCGGTATGAGGTTGAAAAACGGTGAAATTCAGGTCATCCAAGACAATAATGTGGCTGACAATACCGTTTCCCAGGCGGATGCTTCAGCATCGTGGAAGGCTATTAACTTGACCAACGGCGGGTATACCAACGGGACGCTTGTAGCGCCTGGCACCGCAGGATCTGCGAAATACGACTCGGTCAGCGCCGGGACCGTGGAATTGGTCGGTGCTGCCCAAATTGACGACATGATTGATAATTCCAACGCCCCTGCCTCGGGTGATGATGGCTATACTTATAACACTTTTGAAACCCTGGCCGCAGATGCCGGAATAACCGTGCCTGAGATCATGAAAGCCCTAGGCCTGGCCCCTGTTGATGCTTCTCACGGTGGAGATGGTTTATGGGCGCGTAACTATGGTGAAAGGCTCCCGTTGCGCGGCGGTGGATGGAATAATGCTGGTGCCGCCGGGGTGTTCGCGCTGTATTTGCGCCACCCCCGCACTATTTCCAGCGTCCGCGTGGGGTTCCGCTCCGCTTTTGTATCTTTGTAA